CCGATCCTTACATAAGTCCATCTAACGGATGGCGTAACACAGTTTCACCAATGGCTAACTTTACAATATCAATTATGGTTCCCCTTTTGGATAACGAAGGCAACCTCAATGGAATTGAGAATGACGTAGTGCGAGTCTTCAACTTGCTCGCGGCATCCTCATACACCTATAACGTCACAGATGTATCGGCTCCAGCCGTACTTAGTGCCGTCTCAGGTGATTTGCTTACTTGCAATATCAACATCTCAGTCCTTACGAGTTGGAGTTAATTCATGACCGATATGGAACAATGGAATAAAGAAAATGATGCGTTCTTGGCTTTAATCGGTCAGGTCGCAAAGGCAACACCTAAGCCAGTATCTAAGAAAGATGAGGAATAAATCATGGCAGTATTTCTAAATAACAAGGTAGGACTAAAGATCGGTACTGTGGACCTAAGTGATAGAGTGACTTCACTTACTATCAATCGCAGCTTCGATGAGCTAGAAACCACAAGTATGGGGTCGGGCGGGCACACTTTCGTAAAGGGCCTAGAATCTGGTTCAATTTCGATCGACTTCTTGAATGACACAGAAGCCAACGAAGTTCTGCAGACACTACAAAGCGTCTGGGGTACTAACGCTGTTATCAAGGTAATTCAAGATGCAACAGGTACACCTACTGTTTCAGCTGCGAACCCTCTCTATACCATGACATGTTTGATCAACAATACTACAGATGTCAACGGCGCTGTCGGCGACCTCGGAGTACAAAGTTTGTCCTTTAACGTCTCTGGTACAATCGCTGTTGCCACAACAGGCACTTGGTAATAACTAACTAAACAAAGGGGCAAAACATGGCAAAGTTAATAGTAACGATGGTAGATAACACAGTGCATAATATCGAGATCACGCCAAGGCTTGAATATGCATTCGAATTATATGCAAAAAAGGGATTTCACAAAGCGTTCCGCGATGATGAAATGCAGACCTCGATCTATTGGCTTTCTTGGGAAGGCCTTAGACTAAGTGGAGTCACAGTCAAGCCATTCGGGCCGGACTTCCTTGATGGACTTAAGTCTGTCGAGGTTGCAGAGTCCGACCCTTTGGCCTAGGCAGGGATAGCATCCACTATCTCATAGCTCGATTGAGCATTGAGACGGCTATCCCTCCACAATCTTTAATTGAATTAGATTCATCGATGCTACAGATGTTACTGAAAGCATTGAAAGACCGAGCGAAGGAGCAACAAGATGCCTACAGAAGTAAAAGGCGTAATTAAAGCTCGCAAGGTTTTGAAATCATTTAACCCTGATCTTCTTAAAGAAATTCAGAAAGAAATGAGGGATGCCTTAAAGCCTATCGTTGCTCAGGCTAAAGGCTTTATCCCAACTGCATCTCCTCTGCGCGGATGGCAGAAGACAGAGCGATTCTGGAGTTATGACAGCGCAGAGATGCGTCGTGGTATTACTTATTCAATCGCACCTAGTCGAGCCAATGACCAAGGTTTCAAATCTTTAGCCCAGATAATCAATAAGAGCCCAATGGGCGCGATCTGGGAATCTGCTCGCAACCCTCAAGAATGGGTCGGTCCTAAAACTAGTTCGGGCAAAACTCGCCTATCTAAAAATCAATCTCGATCTAACAATCCTAACGCGGGCTCGCAATTCATTGCAGGTCTTGGCCCGGGCGTTCAATCGTCTCAGGGTTACGGCCGAGGCATTCGTAAGGCGTGGGCTAAGGATGAAGGCAAGGCTAATGCGGCTATCTTAAAAGCCGTTGACAAATTGATAAGACTTGCGGAGGGAAAGATCAATGGCTGAAAAAGGCGTAAGAATTCGGATTATATCCGAAAGCGTTGGAAAAGGTTTTAAGGATGCTAATAAAGCACTTTCTGGGCTTAATAAAGCTGTTGGTTTATTAGGGGTTAGTTTATCTGCAGCTTCTGTTATTAAATTTGGTAAAGACTCAGTTAAAGCTTTTGCAGAAAATGAAAAGTCAGCCAAGCGCTTAGCAGGCGTAGTAAAAAATCTAGGTCAAGCCTTTGAGACTCCTCTTATAGAGCAGAACCTAGACCAGATTTCGGCTAAGTTTGGATACCAAGGTGAAGTGCTGCGCGAGGCATATCAGAAACTTTTAACCGCTACTGGATCAGTTACAAAATCTAATGAGTTACTTAATGCAAGTTTAGATATCGCCGCTGGATCGGGTCAGGATTTAGTTTCGGTAAATCAAGACCTTGCCGCGCTATATGTGGGAAATACTAAAGGACTTAAAAAGTATAACCTTGGCCTAAGCCAAGCAGATTTAAAAACTTTGGATTTTGAGAAGGGTTTAGCTCTACTTACTAAGACTTTTAAGGGCGCTGCAGGTGAGGAATTAACTACTTACTCGGGCAAAATGCGTGTACTTGCCGAAGCCGCTGGCAACGCTCAAGAAATTATAGGAAAATCTCTGACTGATTCTTTGACTATTCTTTCAGGCGAAGGAAACACCATCCAGCCTCTCGCCGATGCAATGGCAGATTTGGCTACATACACAGGCGAAGTTATTACGGGTCTCGCAACAATGATTGCGGAATTTAAAAAATTACCTGGAGTCGAAAAATACATTACTGATATTTTTCCTAAACTAATTGAGTTTAGCATGCCTGGCCAAGTATTAGATGTTATCCGTAAGTTTGGTAATCAGACTAAGCCAGGCATGAGCGGCTATCCTTCATCTGCTCTCGGTGGAACTTTCATCGATCCTAACCAAGCCAAACGCGATGCTATTGAAAAAGAACGCTTGAAGCGCGAAAAAGAAAGATTGGCTTTAGAAAAGAAAGGCGCGGCAGAAGCCAAGAAAAGAGCTGCGCTTGATAAGGCAGCCCGAACACTCGAGTTAGATCGTATCAATCTTACGGCTGGACTAAAGGGGCAGATTAGCGAGACCGATCGTCTATCGCTAAACCTCCAACTTGCACTGCTTGATAAAAATGACGCTGCGGCGACTAAACTTGCAAGCCAACTAGATGCAGCCGTCAAGCGCCAGAACGAACTTGCAGCCCTGCTTTTGGCTACTCCTCAAGCTCCTAACCCTTTTGAGGCTTGGAAGATACCCGACGATATTCTTAATTGGTCAGCAGCTTCTTTAGGTGTAAGTAAAGAGATGCTTATTAAAGATCCAGGTAGCATCGAAAGACCAGACACCGATGCACTTCGGGAACTACTAGATGCATGGATCGATGGTGAGAAAGCGTCGCAAGCCGAAGCAAGGGCCCAAGCTCAGGCAGAGGCTATCGTCAAGTTGTATATTGATGGTGAAGAATTAACTTCTTCCATTACAAAGACTCAGACCAATCAATCACTATCAGGATCATTCAATCAAGTTAATCGCTCTAGCCGATTTGAAAACATTGCGGTATGACCTTACCCGCTACGATCTCGGTCTCTTTCGACTTTAGCCAAGGTGCTACATTCGGTTTTCCTTTTACTATTGGCGACCCGATTAATGGCGTTATCGGCGTATCTCAGTTTGCATCGAGTGAAGTCCCAGAGCCTGTTATTGATCTCAGCTCACAGACTAGAAAGATTACGATCAAGCGTGGCCGCAACATCATGCGTGATACCTACGAGGCTGGGACTTGTATAGTTCGAGTGATTGATCAAGACGGATCGTTCAATCCGCAGAATCCTTCTAGCCCTTACTTCGGCTATCTGACACCTTTACGCAAAATTCGTGTAGCGGCCACGACTGCCACTAGTCAGTCATTCTTATTCTCTGGCTACGTTACAGACTATAAGTACACCTACCCTCAAGGGCAAGAACTTGGATACGTTGACATTACCTGTTCGGATGCCTTTCGCCTTTTCGGGATGGCTAACGTCTCGACAGTAGCAAGCGCAACGGCTGGACAGACTACGGGAACGCGCATCGATAAGATTCTCGATCAAGTGGATTTCCCTTCATCAATGAGATTAATCGATGCAGGTTCGACGACTTGCCAAGCCGATCCAGCCACGACTAGAACATCTTTACAGGCAATTCAGGTTGCAGAGTTTACAGAGCAAGGCGCGTTTTATGTCCGA